GACCAGCGAGCACACCAGGCCCGTTCGATCTGTGTCGATGATATTGGTCACAGTATCATACCCCATCACTGGCCAAGCGATGTCGGTGCTGGTATCAACGTAAAGCGTCCTGGTTGTGTATTCTCCGATTCGCACAGACAATGGGCGCTCTGTTCTGCCTCCATACGCCCTGATAACCCCATCGTGACAGGCATAGATCGAAAATGTTTCCCCTGGCACGAGGCATCCTAATTCATCGTAATAATTTCCTGGAACCATGGGTCCGAGCGCATAGGTCGCTGACGATTGCTCGGCGAACGCCACCGTACCGTCCGTGTAGGTCCAGGTCGATGTGCCCACTTCACGATAGCGGATCTGCGCGGTCACGGTAGTTTCTGCCCGAAATGCTCCGCTCCGGCTGCTGTTTCCGATTCTGACCAGGCCTCGGTTGAAATAAATGTCAACTGACAACTCATCGACGTTTGCGGGTGCCGTCCTGGTTATCCAGCCCGAAGAGTACTCCACGAGCGCCCCGACCGGCGTTTGTGTGACTTGGGATGGAAAGAGGTCTATCGTATCCTCGCCGTCATATCCCAGGTATGTCCGAACCTCGACGCCCTCGAAAGATGAAAGTGGGGTATCGCCGATCTTGATCGTGCCGACCCTTATGGGCGAATATCCCCAAACGAGTAGCAGGCGAAGGTATTCATCGCCACCCTCGATCTCCGTGAAGGTCTTCGCCCCCAGGCGCGGGTAAACCTTATGCCGTCCAAGAAGCTGAGGGATCGGACCCCATGGGTCGGCCACGTTGCGAGCACCGCTTATCGAATAGGTGGGGCTGTCGCTGTACGAAGTATTCCGAGCATCGGCCGGCCTTACTGGCGCTATGGCGTTGACCAGGAACATGCCGGCGGTGGATACGGCCGCCGCCGCGAAAGCCCCGGCCATGGGTCCATAGGCGGCTGCCGCGAGCCCGCCGGTATATGCCGCCGCCGCGATAACAACGATGGTCATAAGCACGTGCAGCGGGTTTTTCCCCTCGCCGCCGTGCAGCCTGGTATAGATCAGCAGATGATCGTCTGCTTTGGGCACCACCAGGGCCCATGATGATCCCGGAACCGGGTAGCCGTTCAGGTCCACGCAAACCACATCGCTCACGCGCCCACGCATGGCCTCAGAGACAACCGCGGCGATGTCGCGGCCAGCCTGTATCTGCCGGACGATGGGCGCCGATATTGCGAGCGGCCTCGTCGTTAGCGTGAGGCTATTTTGCGTAGCGGTAGATGCCATAGATCTTCGATTTCCAAACCGGTGCGTTGTACGGCTCCACGGTGGCGTTGATGCCTTCCATGACATGGAGCATTTGGCCGCGGCCACAAACGATGCCGACGTGCGTGTTTACCTGGCCGCGCCGAAAAATAACGATGTCGAACTCCCGGGGATCTGAAACGCGTTCCCAATCGTCCAGGCCGGCCGCAATCTCGCGTGATACGCGGGTCAGCGAGCCCAAGGAGAGGTCCTTCAGAGCACCCGCTACCATGGGCAGGCCCCGGCCCAAAACCTCTTCGTAAACGAGTCGGACAAGGCCCCAGCAGTCGCAGCCGAAGCGGTCGCGGCCATCGAAGGCGAAGGGGATGCCGGTATATCGGTCGGTCCAGTGTCTCATTAAAATAGTCCCGGGAAAGCCCCCGGCGTAAAACTGCCGGCGGGGTATCCTTCTCTTTCGAGCATTTCCATGATCATCGTGGCCGTGATGATCACAGCGTCGTATTTCACCGAGCGCAGCAGATATTCCGGCCACTGCGCCTCTACCGTGTCCAGGTCGCTGGCCATGACCATTTCAACTGTCACCGTGGGCGGCCCGACAATGCTTCGGATGGTCTCGATGTAATCCTGGTTGACGTTGTCGAATTCGAGCCGCATCTCGCCCGGGCCGTCGTCGGTATCATCAGGGAGTTTCAAGGAACACGGGAAAAAGTAAAAATCATCGCCTCGGCTTTGCGTCCCATAAACGATGTCCGCGGCGGTCTCCACAAGGCGCGCCGTGGGGTCTGTGCTGATCCTGATCGGTGTCGTGAGGTCGGCATGGTCGATGGTTACCAGGCAGATCGGAAAATCGCCAGTCTCTTCGGCGTAGGCGCTACCTCTGAAATTTAAGGAAACGTCGGTCACGGCAAAATCTCCAATGCCAGCGTAACCCGGTAAAGATCGCCGCCAAGCACCGTCCACGAGGGCGGCGAAGTGAAACGCATTTCAACAGCCGTGCTGCCGTCGTCAGGGTCCACCCAATTAAAGCGCAGGGAACCGCCCAGGATGGTGGTGGCGTAAAACGTCTTGAAAGTTGCGAGTTGCGTCTCATCCATGATGACCGTGCCGCCGACCGGCCGCGGCGCGCTGGTGGCCCTTCGGCGCACCTTGGCGGGTCCGGTATCCATCGAAGTGCGCAGCAGGTTGTCCGCCGCGCTCTGCGAATAGCCGTCGGTCGTCAATTCCTGGGGCAACGTGCTTTCCCAATCGATGGTTGTCGTCATTACTACCTCACCGTCAGGGGCGCAGCGCCGCCGTGCTGCCGGAGCGCCCGGTTGCTGGCTGTGCCGCGCTTGCTCATCTTTGATGCCACGGCCTGGTCAATCAGTACGTCGATCTCGATGCCGCCGGCTGTCTCTCGTTCTTGCGTAGTGACTTCGGCTCCCACGTTGTTGATGATGTTGATCGTGGTACCGCCCCCTGCGGCCGCCACGCCCAGCTTGCCATTGATGCGCTTAAGGGGCATGATCGCTTCCGGTCCGGCCTCACCGGCTCCGGCCCACGATCCGCCCGAAAGAGGGAATATGGTCGGGCGCCTTACGATGCCGCCGGATGCGTTCCATTTGATTTTTCCGGAATCCATTATGAGGCCGTCCGCGCCCCACGCCCCAGGGGTATATCCGGAGGTCGTCGCGGTGCTTGCGGTGGCCGATGATCCGCCGAATAGAGAGCCAAAAAGAGGTTCGACGATGGCCTTTTGGATCATCATCTGCGTGATCATCTTGCCGAAGGATTCAAGGATGTCTCCGAAGGATGCCTTCGAGCTCCAGACCATCTCGTTGAGTGTCGAAGAAAAGCTCGATGCCCACCCGGACATGGCGTCGCGCATGTTGTCGGCCATGGTGTCGGTCGTATCTCTGCTGGCAACTTCCAGCTTATCCAGGTCGGCAAAATAGGTATCGAGTTCGAACGTTATCGCGTTGTCTTGCGCGGTCTGCTTCATCTCTTTGTAGGCCGCTTCTGTGTCGGCGTATCCATCCATGATGGCCTGGTCGTAGGCGTTGAGGCCTTCGATTTGTAGAGCGAGCATTTCGGCCTGGAAGTCCTCTTCGTCTTTAAGGCGCTTTTCGCGGTCCTTGGCCTCTTGCTTGGATGCGTTCGCCAATATCGGGCTGGCCGCGGAGGTCTCTTGCAGGCTCGGAAATCCCATCTTAGCGACCGGATTGTCGGCGTTGATTTTGAGCCCCTGGAGGTAGGCAAGGCGCTGCTCCATAAGCTCCAACTCAGCGTTGTGCCTTTGCAGTTGCTCCTGATAGGCCTCGGCGCCAATGACCTTCGCGCGCCATCCGCCCATATCTTCCTTGTCTCTGCTGATCTTTGCCTGCTGCTTTTCGATCTCTTTCGTGATGTCTGCGATCTGGCTTTCAAGTGACGATAGGCCGTTCCCACCAGGGTCTTTCCCGGCAACGGCAAGGATGGCCATCATATCTCTCAGGGGAGACACGATGTTGCTGGTGATGAGCGTGCCCAATGTTCTGATTGAGTTTTTAAGCCCCTCGGATTGCATGGTGTCGGCAAGATCTTTCATGCCTCCGCTGACTTCTTCCAGAAAGCCGGAATCGGCCATAGCCTTTTTCATGTCCATCCAGGCTTCGGAAAGTTCATTGCTGGCCCGGGTGGCATCGTCCACGGCGCCGGTATAACGGCCCTCAAGGAGTTTGGCCAACTTCGGCAAAGCATCCTCTGCCAGTACTTCGCCAGCCTTGAGCATGTCGTCAAGTTCTGCGGTTGAGACGCCTACGGCTTCGGCCATCAAATTGAAGGCGCCGGGCAGACGTTCGCCCAACTGCTGCCGCAACTCTTCGGCGCTCACCTTGCCCTTGCTCATCATCTGCTGGATGGCGGTCAAGGCGCCCCGGGTATCGTCTGCGGTCAGACCGAGCGATGCCGAAGCCTTGGTGATGGCGACAAAGATATCGCGGGTCGCCTGGCCTTCCAGGGTCGTTCCCTTGGATGCTGCCGCGATGCCCTTGTAGGCGTCGGCCAGGTCGTAGAAGTTCTGCCCGAGCTGGTCGGAGGTGTCGCGGAGAAATGCAAACTCTTTGTTTGCCGCCGACGTGCTGCCGGTGATCTCGGCAAAGGATTTTTCGAGGCGGGCGACATACTTGCCGGTGTTGAAGATTTCGGTGCCGAAGGCTTTTAGCTGGCTCACGCCGAAGTAAGCCACGACACCCTTAAAGGCATTGGAAACAGCCTGGGCTGTCTCGTTCGACCGCTTAATGGTCGTCGATTTAGCGGCGGCCAGGTCTTTTTCGAGCTGGTCGAGGCGTGCTCTGATGCTGACGTATGCGGTCCCCACCTTCGGCATTGATTCGCCTTTCCTCTTCCCGTATCACCCTCATGCGCCGCATGTACTTCCCGGCCATGATGTTCACGCGCTCGGCGGTCTCTGCCCGTTCACGCGCTCGGATACCGTAAATCCGCATGTTGGCTTCCAAGGCCTGGGGCGATATTCCGTCCTCGCCGCCGGTGCGCTGGAACAAGAAAAGAGCCGCTTCGTTTGCCGGTTCGACGTCTGGCATTTTCCCCTTGACGCACGTTCCGCATGGCGGCCCTTTCTTTTTGGCT